ATTCCAGGCACCCGCGTCACGCTGGGTGCTGCCGCCTTCACGAGGTGGTAACGTTTGGAATGGCACCGCGACTGTCGCGGCAGGTGTTATCGCGGCCCTTATGGGCCCATGGTTCCTGAACGGACCATGCTAATTGTGATCGTGAACCACAATCCCTGTCAATGGGGCGCAGAACGACTCGTAAGTAGGGCAACTGCGTGAAAATGCTATCCACGAACCGTGTGGACATACGTTCGCTTTAGGCCAGCGGCGTATGAACAGTGTTGGAAAGTTTCAGTGAGGAGTGTCCCCACCCTTGATCAAGGTGGGATCGGTGCTCCAAGCGAAGACCAATGCTGTGTTTAGGCTAGATCCAAACCACTTTTACGGCTTGACTGAGCCGTAGATTTTATCTTCAGTTGCCAACAACAAGAAGAAGGGGGCGGGCCCTAACCGCGGTGCAAACCAAGCACTTAAACAAAAGGTAAAAGCCCATATTCAGAAAGGTGCGCAGCACGTTCAGAAGATGGGTCTTGGGAACAAGATAGGCTCCAGCTTTGGCCCCCTTGGGGCTATGGCTGGTACGCTTGCAGACCACCTATTCGGCAAGATTGTCGGATCAGGATCCTACGAGGAGGTTGGTGCCGGAGTTGAGTCTGATCAACTCCACACCAACTCCCTCATTCGTCCAGTGAGCTCGAACACCATCCCCTCCATGCATATCGATGCACAGGGGGCGATTCGGGTCACTAAGCGTGAATACCTTGGCGATATCACAACCCAGGTGGCTTTTACAGTCTCCGGGTTTCGTGTTGAACCACAGGTGTTCCCTTGGCTTAAGCAGGTCTCAACTGCCTGGACGAAGTGGATCATGTCCGGGTGCGTCTTCGAGTACATTCCCCTATCTGGGTACGCTGTGTCAGGTACCAGTGCAGCTCTCGGCTCTGTGTCGTTTGCCAGCATTAGTGACGTTGGGCAGGTTACCGGTGGCTTTCCAGTCACCAAGGTTGACCTCCTGACGTATGACAACAGCGTGTCTGGTTCCCCTGCGGCGCCACTCTCACTCGGAGTCGAGTGTGCGCCCGACATGACCCAAATGCCTGTGAAGTACATTCGCGGTGCCGGCCTTGCCGGTGGCACGTTTGTTACGGACCAGGTAGCATTGGCGCAGATACAGTACATTACTGGAGGCTCTCCAGGTACCTACATCTGTGGCGAGTTATGGGTGACATACGATATTGTGTTGCTCGAACCTCGCAAGTTCATTTTGATCCCGCCTCCTGCATCGCAGCTTACTAAGCTGGCGCAGGAGTTCGTTCGTTTGAACGATGAGTATGAGGACCTGCTTGACGCAGGTCCGTTCGTTTCGCTCAACCCTGAGGACTTCCTGCGCAAGCAAGGTCGCATCTCGGTGTTGTCTTCTAGATTGGCTTCGGCCAGTATGGAAGAGGGACGATCGGATTACCACATCGCATGCCAACTGCTCATCCTCGCTCGCGAGGCTGGGTTGGAGTCGGCTCGCGCTGAGAAGATCCGCTTGCTCATTGAGGCCCATCGTGAATTTTTCGGTGATGAGGGTTTTGTCGTGTCCCCCCCGGGGGGCGGCAGAACTTGCTAACTCCAGCACGGTTCCGGCACGTTACGCCGGAAATCCACGACTTTCAGTCGTGGTCGACCATCTCCCGAGGTCGCTGCGGAACACAATTCCGTATCAGTGTGTTGACACTAGCTGGGCGTTATATTTCCTTAGCGAGTCGTAACGGGGCTAAAACCCTCCGAAAGCTCGTCGGATTTCAATTACGTACCAGCGCGGGCCCACATGTGAGGTGCACGGGGATGAATTTCTACCGCACCACAATCCTAGTGGGCTGACAGGTGGCCACTTGCGCCATGTCTCTTACCTTCTGAATTTATTCAGTTAAATTGAGGCCGGATCACCAGTGTCCGTAATACTTGGTACTCATCTGGTAGCGGGCTTATTGATTGCCTGCGACGTTCGGGAAGACACCAGTGTTTTAACACCTTATCCTGCTGCTAAATCAATAAAGTCATCTGGACTTAAAACAGAATGCCCCCCCGTGAAGGGGGCACCCGGCCCAGCTCTGCTGGGCCATGAGGTCGTGCCTACTCTAGGAGACCTCAGGCGGTTGGTTCGTTACCAACCAGGTGATCTGCTACCTAATGACCTAAAGCAGTTCTCCCACCTTCTGGAGCCCGCGAGTGATGATTCGAACTCGCCCGCTCCGGACCCGCAGGTGGATGTTGAGTTTCGTGTGGAGCGTCTTGGACGCTACCGCGAACCCGACAAGCGTGATATGAGGAATCTCGTCCCTCGTGTCCGCAAACAGCGCCAAAAGCGTGGAAAACGTGAGAAGAACGTTGATGCGTATGCCGATTCTACGTTGGCACCTCGCACTGTCGTTCGACGACCGAAATCCAAGTTTTCTGGCGTTAGGGTTGGGGAAGCCTCCCACCCTGGGCCCCCCGAGCGTGGGCGTGGTGGTCGTGGTCGTGGTGGTCGTGGTGGCCACCGCGGCCGCGGCGCTCCACGCGGACGCGGCGGGGGCGCTCGGGGTGGGAGGGGTCGTGGGGGTGGTCCCCGAAACGCCGCTTGTTATAATTGCGGTGTTGTCGGGCACTACTCTAACGCCTGTCCTGCCGACGTCGCAGTCGTTGACGCCCCAGGTCTCGCCAATTTGGCGGGGTTGCCTGTGGTCGAAGCGATTGCGATTGCTGACCCAGCCCAAAGGCTCGCCGACTATGATGTTGACGCGCAATATCGAGAAGACCTGGCTAACGAGCTCGGAGTCCCAGTACCTTGGGATGACGATAGCAGCTCGGATGATGACGAAGATGATGCTGCCCAGCGGGAGAGCGATCGTCTGAAGCGGGTCGAGTCGACTATGGCGGACATGCATGCGAAAGCAGGTCTGCTATGGAACACCAAGGACATAAAATCACAGAACGATCGCGCTGTGGTTTTGACATCATTGTCCAACATCGCACGTAGCACTGGCATGCACGACTTCTATCCTGGAGACGTGGCAGCATTAGTCCAGAGCATCGTCGATGAGGAGCGAATCAAGAGTCTTTTGAGGAGGACTGAGTCTGGTAGCAGCTCACAGCACGACCCCTACGTGCCGACACTTTGGAAACAAGTGTGGGCGCGTTTGTGTGGACGTGATGGGAGCCGCGAAATTTGGTTGGCGGGGTTGTCTGATACACCGTGTCGCTATCTAGATCGTGTGGAGTCGGGAGAACCTTACACGTTTCTGGATGACGAATCACGGATCGGGACCATCGCTCGTAATTTCGTTACCGTGACTATGGGTGTGTTGGAAGAGGCAGGGAAAATAATTGCAGTATCCTTGCTCCAGCGCTCCCTTCACCACCTCATTGGACTACCACCCCCTGGCGCCCGCGGAGGTCGCTTGCGACAGTTTTCACCACTTCTAGGCATTGGCTCTTTGGTCATTGTCTCAGGTGCTGTTGCTGGCTTCGAATGTTGGCGTCGGGGGACAATGAACGTGCGCGCATTCTCCTTGCGCACGATCGGACATGCACTACTAACGGGATCGTACATTGGTGGTGCAGACGGGGGCCCTACAAGCCTCCGTGCGATGCCCGAGCAGACCTATCACGAATCGCTCTCCTGGAAGATTTATCGTCAGGGAGAGCGGTACGCGATGGATCCGCCCGACACAGCAGTAACGACCGTGCGGGCGCGCGGTCTTGTGTCAGTGTTCGGTTTGCACATCGGCTGGAACTTGTTTTGTGGCAAGTACCTCTCCAACCGTTATGCGCTGAACGTGACGCACTGCAAAGCAGACTTCGATGGTGTTCTCGATGCCCCTGTCACACAGGATGTATGTGTACAGGGACTTGTGAAACTTCCACCTGTCCTGCCAACTATGCTCAACAGTAAAGGCCGACCTACGGACGAGGTCGCTTATGGCTACTGTCGTGTACGCTGGCATGTCGACGAAGAATGCATCGCAAAATTTGGAACGCGGGACTTCGGTTCTGTCAGTGGTTTTCGAGCCACTGTGTTCCGCGCTTGCTCTCACTGCGAGAGGGCAGCCATATCTGGGCGTGTCATCAAAGCCCTACCAACCCTAGCACAGCCAGAGGAAGATATCTCTGATGAGTGGGCTAGGTTGACTGATATGGTCCTGGCTAGTTTTGACAAAATCACCAATGTCAGAACCGGCATCAACTTCGAGGAGTGGGTTAGTTCCATGCCCCGCTCGAAACGTGATATGTACCGCAAACTTCGCACTGGTATCGTTGAGTTGAAACTCTCTAAACGTCCTACTGTCCGCTATGAGGCTTCGTGCTTCATTAAGCGGGAGAAGGCTGTTAAGAGAGTTTTCGACTTTATAACCGTTGCGAAAACTGACCCCGCCGTCGCGATGGGGATAGAGGGGTTGAAGGACCCTAGGTACATTCAGGCTGCTGTTCCTGAATTCACGTATAAAACTGGGCGCTTTGTCCGCAGGTTTGCTAAGAACCTACGGAAAGCATTCCTTCCCAAGGCGTACGACTCGGCAGATCTTCTTGCTGGTCGTCACTTTGTGTACACCTGCGGCATGTCCAATGTTGGCATTGGCAAAGCGTACGGCGACTGTCTTCGGATGGTGGCCGGTAC